TGTCATCAACATGGGAATACCTGCCTTACCAAGTTTCATAGTGAGAACTCGGAAAGTGGACTTCACAATCTGAGACTTAGTAAAGTCTCGGGCATCGCTACCCTTGATCGCGTCATCAACTTCTTTTTGAGTTGGCAGATTACCTAAACTATCTAGGACAAACATCATGGGTTTCTTATCATCTTGCTTCAGATAGTTCTCAACAATTTTGATTGAGACCTCACGAAATTCTTGAATAGTATCTACTGGATAAAGTAAGATGCGAGAAGTATCAATACCTCTAGACTCAAACATATCGCTAGAAATAGCAGATTCACTTTCAAAATAAACCACCATGCCGTCAGGATTACTATCAAGGAAATGCTTAACGACACTAAGACAAAAATAAGTTTTTCCAACGCCGCTCTCTCCTGCCAGAGCGGTGATCTTGTTCGCAGGAATACCTCCAAAGATTGAACCACTAAGGATGGCATTGAACATATAAGAACCAGTGTCAATATAACCGCTGATATCTCCCGCAGCAACACCATCGGATACGAATCCGACATATTCATTTTTACTATCTTTGACTATTTGATTTAGGAATTCCATATTTAAAAGAAGCTAAGAACAGAAGTTGTTTTTTCAGATTTCCACCCAATACATTCTAGCACATTTTGAACTGGTTTGAGAAATTTCTTCTCAAATTGTAGGGAGTAGTCAACATACTTCTCAAGATTAAACTCCTTTGGAATCTCACCAAAGAAAGCAATTACTGCTTCACCAATTGGATTTGGATCTTTGAGATAAACATATTTGACTTTCTCACCCTCTTGGATGGATTGATATTTGTATTCAATTTTATGTTTCTTGATGAGATGATTGTAGATCAGAGATCCCTTAACGGCAATTGGTGTGCCAGTCTTCTCACCTTTCTTGTAGATTGTATAAGGACTACGATACTTTGCTAGATTGTTTACGCCGCTAGGAGTAGCAATCGCAGCATAGTTTTGTTTCTTCGTATCCTTCTTGACTTCAGCAATGTAATCAATCAGATCGTCATTTGTTTTGTTGATGATGATCTGATATGCCTGATACAATTTGTCCCTGAAGTATTGTGGTGTTGAGGATCGTGCGGTCTCAAGGCCACATATCTTGAGTTTAGGTTGCTTGTATCTAACACCTTCACTATCCCATACATTCAAAGCATAGCGTTTCTTGGCAGTCCAGAATCCACGACTAGCGATGTTCTCTCGCTTCATCTTCATCTTCTGTTCGTATGCGTTTACATACTCCGCCAACTCTTGGTAAGAACTTTCAATAAAAGGTTCAAGTTCCAACGCACACACCTTGTCAAGGAAAGTAACAATGTCCTCATCAGTTTTCTCTCTTCCCTGGAGTACACATTTAACAAAAGGGCCCAGGTTAAGATACATGCTATCAGTATCCATAGCAACAACATAGTCTTCTCCATCAGTTTTAAGAATCTTATTGAGATGTGCGTTCATACACTTCTCAATCCAGCGAATAGAAAGTTGGCCAGACAAAGTAATTGCTTCAGCAATCTCCAGCATATAATAGCGGAAGTGCTGGTTTCCAATCGCACCATAGGCAGAGTTGAGTGAGATCTTCTTTGCCATCTGAATGTTATTGTAGCGAGCAATATCTTTCATCAACTCTATAGTAGGAGTCTTTTCATATTGCTTCTTTGCCTCAAGCATCTTCTTCTTGTAGATCACACGCTCATCATACATCTTCTTCATCATCTTAGGAAGAAACCCTTGCTTGGTTGTATCGTAATACGTTCCATTAGCACAGAGAGTTTTATCACCAAGATTAGAAAGATCCAGTTCCTGATTGAGTAGTTTATCTACGTTCACAGAAGCATGACGCTGTGGCAATAGAGTCTCTGGCGAGAGATTATATTGCATGATCAAGTGAGGATACAGAGAGTTAAGGTCAAAAGAAACTACCCAGTCATAAATGCCAGGAATAGGCTCCTTCACATATGCTCCAGCATACTTCTTATCCTTCTCTGATTCTGACTTAGGAGGAATCGCAATCTTATTTTTCATTAGTTCAATGTAGATGTAGTTGTCCCACATCCGAACCTGAGAGAATACATCCTCAAAGTTTACCTTTGCGTCGTATGCCATGGTGAACGCAAGGTCAAGAAGCTTCATCTTGTCATCAAGTTTATCAACAAGGCGAACGTCATGAATGTTATATTCAATGAACTTTTGCCAGTCTTTGGTATAGAACTCTTTGAACGTATCGTATTCAGAGTGATCTAATTTTTGTTCTCCAAGCTCAACAAAGCAAATATGATTCAAAGCATACGATTCTTGATTGGTATAGGTGAACTTTTTGTAAAGTTGAATGTAATCAAGAATGGACAGACCAAGAATATCACATGCTGTCTGCTCTTTATTATTGATTTCAATCTTGCGAGTTGAAACAAGTCTCCATGGCGAAAGCATCCGAAGATACTTGTCACCAAGAATTCTAGTAATACGATTGGCGATGTAGGGCATGTCAAAGAACTCTACGTTCCAACCTGTGATCACATCAGGATAGTTTTCTACCCACCAGTGAACAAAGTTGGTGAGCATTGCCTGCTCATCTTTGAAATGTAGATAGTCTACATCGTCAAACTTATTGTCAAATGGTTTTGCTCCCCAGACAGTAATGCGACCACTATAAGAGTCCTTCAAACTAATGGACAGAATTGCTTGGTCTGCGGTTTCAATATCTGGGAAACCATTCTCTGCTGCTGTCTCAATGTCAATATTAAATACACGAATCAAAGAAGCATCGTATTTAATTTCATCCTCAGGATGTTGCTCGGCAATATATTGATACAGATAGCGTGTGTTCCCATAAACAGGAACGTCAGTTTTATTACAACGTTTCACAAAGTCTTTTGCTTCCTCAATAGATCCTTGAGGAACAGGAGCTATGAGTTCACCTTGTAATGTTTTCCACTCGGAATAATTACGTGATTTGATATAGAGAGTGGGAGCAAAAGGAACCTTCTCAGTAATCCTCTTCCCCCCCTGATACCCAACCACCAGCAGGCGGTTCCCCGCTTGTTCTATCTTCGTGTAAAACTTCATGATATGTAAGATACGCTGCTTTTAACTCTGGACCCGGTTCTATCATAGTATCACAGTCCATGAACCGGATGGCGCATTGTGACACTTGGTAATCTGGTATGTATCTCACCAGTTCTTGATCTTTGACAATCATTGGGGACTTCAGCAGAAGATCTGGATCACCAATTTCAGTTTCCAGTTCTTCTGCCTCAGCTATGATCCAATCATTCTTCAATTTCAGCAGGAGTATCAGTTGATTCATCTTCAGGAATATCGTCTACAACATCAATGGAATTAAAGTATTCAATTTTTTCGGCAAAAGCAGCATCAAGATTAGGATCAGGTGCAGTTACACAAACAACAGCGTCATAAGGAACTCGGAAAATCCTATCAAGAGTAAAAGGATTCCAACGAGAGAAACGAACCCTGCTCCTATCAGCAGGATCTTCTGCCTCCGGATTTTCATGCAATTCAAGAATAAAAGGATCACTCAGTTGGAGTCCAACTCCTTTCTTTTCCTCTTCTTCCCCCTGGAAAATTTCACGAACATCGCAGATAATATTTTGACCAGTTTTCAACGTAACAATGGATGCCATAATAGTATTCAAACCTCTTAATAATTTTAGCAAAAAATATGGGGGGCGTCAAGCCCCCCTGAGTTTATTTAGAACCAGTCTTTTCTTTTGTGGTGCTCTGGGACAACTTTACCCAACATGATTGTCAAGAGCCCATCCTCAAATTCAACTGATCTAACTTCCGTTTCATCTGTGAGGGTCCAAGATCTGGTGAAAGATCTTTGAGCCATTCCTCTGTGGATAAACGTTGCGTCTGTTTCTCTGTCTTCTTTTTGTCCTTCCACGAATAGTTTTCCATCTTGGGTATACACGTTAACTTCTTTTTTCTTAAATCCAGCCAACGCAATCTCAAGTTTAGACTCTACATTACTAATCTGAATGTGATTGTATGGTGGATAGTTGGATGATGTTTCGTGAAGAGTGAAAATCCTATTGAAGTATTCGTCCATACCGATGGTATTTTTTGTGATCTTATCCATAAGGACAGGAAGATCACTAGCAGTATAACGCATTAAAGTGTTCATTGTTTTTCTCCTTGTTAAGCGAGTGTGTGAATTAGGATCCTTAAGGCATCCGTAGCGTATGGGGGGTGATAACACCTCTCTCCCATCACTACTAATTTATCACACTTTTCAAATTTTCAACTTTCATGAAAAGTTCGGATTACTGAAAAACTCAGTACGGTTCTCACTTCTTGCGACCAATATTATATTTGGACTCAAGAGACCAGTCATCCTTTTCTTTAAAGGCTAGCACTTTAATCTGATTCAATGGTGCTAGATCTTCAATTCTTTCTTCTTGAACGACGCTGATCAATCCCCAATCTGAAAGAAGTTTGGCGATACGATTCCTTCTTTGAACATCATTCAAAGAAAGATTAGTTTTCTTGCCATCCAAAGCAAAGAGTTCTTTAAAATGAACAATGTAGTATCTGCCCTGCTTGTGTAGAATATGGCAGGATTGATAGAGTTTTCTTTCTTTGCGAGAGGCAACGCCAATGCGAGTGAGAGTTTCTCTTACTTTAAGGAAATCATCTGGTTCAGTAAGAACCACCTCTACCATATCGGTAGGTTCCCATTTCACTTCGGTAATTTCAGCAGTCATTTCATTCCACCTTTATACAATAATTGTCTTATCTTATCTAGTTGATCTACTGTGAGAATTCTCAATGCGTCAAGTGCCTTATCGTCATTATAACCATAATACTCTTTGACTAATTCAAGATGCTCAAGAGATTGCTTTTTCAACCAAGGAGAGAATCTCTTTCTCGGTTTCAAAG